GTTGGTTGGGGCAATCGGGCCTCCTAAAAAGTCCGCGTCGAGGTAACTCCGCGGCACAATCTCCAAATCCTGTAAGCGGGTTCGCCGCGCGTTTGGCGCGCGCAGGTTCACGGCCTACGAACTCACGCCTCAATCAACCCAAAAGGAGGTTCCGCATGGAACACAGGACGGAAACCGCAAAGCTCCGCAGCGCGTGGGCGCACAACGCGTCGAAGAACATGCTCGACGCGATCGGGGGGATCACGAAGCGATCCAAGCTTATCACCTGGATCGCGCTCGGCTCCTCGATGCCTCACCAGATCGTCTACCTGGTCGCGCTGTGTCTCCCGCACATGCACCTTGCTACTTCGGGCCTTAGCTCGATCCAGATAGTGCAGAACTACCTGGACGCTCTGGGAATGCTCATGGTGGCGCTCGCCGTACCGATCGGCAGCGACATCGCGATCTACAGCTGCATCGATACCCTCGGTGCGCAGGCCGCAACACAGCGGTCCAAGATTAGGTCCATCGTTTTTATGATCATACCGCTCGGCGCGAGCGGGTTCGTTAACTTCCTCGCGCCGGCGCCGATGATTCTCAAGGGACTCGCGGCGTTCCTCGTGGTACTGGTCATCATCTCGCAGGGACTTCGATTTATCGAGACGGACTGGGACAAGCTCGAAAAGTTTGAATCCGAGAACGTCATAGTCGAGGACGAGGTTGACGAGCCCGCCAAGCCGAGGCGTCGGGTAGTAACGGCTCGCGAACGTCGCGCGCGCGAACGGGCGATGTACGCCGCAATGACCAAGACCGAGCAGTACAAGTGGCGCGTGCAGTGGGACGCGGAAGAGCAGAAGCGACTGGCGAAGCTGCAGGTTCAGCTCGCTACGGAGCCCGAGGCGGTAACGGTCGGATGAGGTACACGAGGACCGCGAAATCTTCGCGGTCCTCGGCTACTTTGGCCGACAAAGTGATATTATGAACAGGAAACGAGAGGAGAACGAGATGAAGCTCAATAAGACACGCCGCTCGACGGCGACCCTGCTCGGGGTCGCGTTCGGGGACGCGATGGGACGCAACACGGAGTTCGTCTACTCCGTCAAGGAGATCGTGCGCCGCAACCTGGTCGTGTACGACCTGCCGCGCCCGGCCCTGGTCACCGACGATACCGACATGACGCGCTACGTCTGTCGCGCGCTGTTGGCCGTCGACGACGTCGCCAACCTCGAACACGCGTTCGTCGAGCAGTTCATCGACTGGTACGACCAGATGGACTCGGGCCGCAAGCCCGGCTCGTCGTGCATCCGCGCGGTGCGCAGCCTGATCGCGGACTCGAAGCACGACTGGCTGAGCAACACGGACCCGTTCGCTAAGGGATGCGGCGCCAATATGCGCGTCGCGCCGGTGGCGCTCGACACGCGCCTGGTGCCCGACTTCGAGGGTGTCGCGAACGTCGCGCAGCTCCAGTCGGCGATCACGCACGCGCACCCGACCGCCCTGGCGGCCGCCGAACTGACGGCCTACGCGATCTGGTTGCTGCGCTGGGAGAACTTCGCGCTCGACGCGCGGCTCCTCGAGGCGCTACTCGAACGGTGCGACTCGCAGCGCGGCGTCTACCGCGAGGACGTGCTCGGCGACCTGGCTAAGTATTGGTCCGACCGCAAGGCGATGGCCGGCTACGGTCGGCGCTGGAAGCCGGTCAACGCTAAGCGCGCGATGCAGCTCGGCTGGGACGAGGTGCTCGGCTCGATCCTCGACGTGTACGACGCGTATACGCTCGAGGACGTCGGTGACGACGTCTGTTCCTACACGGGAGGTGGCTGGATCGCCGAGGAGGCGCTAGCCGGTGCGCTGCTGGCGGCGCTGTGGCACCCCGAAAATCCGGTCCGCGCGCTGATGCGTGCCGCGACGACGTCGGGTGACTCGGACTCACTGGCCAGCATCGCGGGCGCGCTTCACGGCGCGTGCTACGGGTACGACGCGTGGCCCCACGACTGGTACGCCCGCGTCGAATTCGGCGACGAGCTCGCCGAATACGGCGAGCGCTGGGACTAGAAGGTGGACGTCGCGGAACTGCTGGACCGAATCGGCCGCTGCGAAGCGTGCGGCCGGTTCGTCGTCGAGGACGAACTAACCGAACTGCTAACCCTGCTGGTCTGTGAAGACTGCCGCGAGGAACTTAAGAGAGAAGGAGAACGAGATGACCAAGATTCACGATGAACTACCGGGCGTGCTGACGTGCCCCGAGGGTCACTTTCACGGCTACGTGATCGTTCACCTAACGTGGGAATCGACGGAGCCGTTCGCGCTCGTCGTCGAGGTTACGCCGCAGGATCGGTGGATGCTCGGTTCGACGGTCCACGGCGTCGCGGAGCGCGAGACGTTCGCGCAGTGCGCGGCACACGGCGACGTATCGTGTGAGGTCTACGGCACGCCGGGCGCCGTCACGTTCAAGATAAGGGCCGCCGAACACGAGGTCATGACCGTCGCGATTCCGCACGAACTTCCCGACGGCCGCAAGCGCGCCGTGTTGACGGCGTTCGAGCGCGCGTCCGCGATCGGCTTTATCACGCGGACCTACGACGAAGTTTCGGCCGGCCGCGAGGACTGCGACATCGACCGCCTCGCGGCGCGCCTGCTATATTCATAACTAGCTTCGCAGGCGCTCGGCACCCACCTAAGGCGCCCTACCTCTACCGAGGTAGGGCGCCTTTTTCGTCTCCCGGTGTTAGTATCTCCTTGTGCTGACGAATCTTTCAACGTGGCTGCCGCTGCTGCTCGTGATCGCCGCGACGCCGCGCGCCACGCGGATCGTCACCCGGGATAAGCTGCCGCTGATCGCTATACCCCGCGACGCGTTCGTCCGCCGCTGGGGCGCCTACGAGGACGAACCGAACGACGACGCCGAGACGCGCCGCGAGCGCCGTAAGATCGCGATCGGCGGTAAGGCGACCAACGTCGTCATGTCGTCGCTAGCGTACCTGTGGGAGTGTGATTGGTGCGTCTCGATCTGGCTCGGCGGCCTGCTGACGTTCCTGACCTGGATGTGGCCCGAAACTATGATCTACGTGCTCGTTCCGCTGGTCGCGTCGTACGCCGCGGGCTGGAACGCGGACGCCGAAACCAAGGGTAAGTAGGAGGGATCAGCGAGGTGGCCGATCGTCCCTCGGCGCGTACCCGCGTCGCAGCTTCAAGCCACGACGACCGTACGCCGCTCGTTGGCGCGTCGCAGATGCTGCTCGGTCTACCGGGTGAGGATTACGCGCAGCGCTACAAGTCGTGGCAGGACGAGCTGTGGGACTACACGCGCAACGTCGGCGAGTACGGCGGCGTCATGGACTGGTTCGCGTCGGGGATCTCGCGCATGCACCTGGTCGCGGCCGTCCAGCGTCCGGGCGAGCAGCGCGAACCCGAGATCCTGGCCGACGGACCCGCGGCCGACCAGATGCACCAGCTCGCCGCGTACGCCGCGGGCGGCGAAACACAGTACCTCTATAAGTGGGGTCGACACCTCGGGGTGCCCGGCGTCGGTTTCTTCATCGCGTACGACAGGGACGGCATGCGTCAGTTCGACGTCAAGTCCGCCAAGCAGATCAGACGCTCCGAGAAGCCCTTCTACGACGCGCAGAACCGAATCATTAAGACGCCCAAGGGCGAGGTAATCCGCGGCTTCGACGTCGAGGTCGCCGAGGGACGCTGGGAGCAGCTTCCCTACGAGTCGCTGGTCGGCCGCATCTACCGGCCGGACGACGAGCTGGACTACGAGGTATCCTCGTGGTCGCGCGGCGCGCTGACGACGCTGCGCGAGATCGACCTGCTGAACCGACACGTCGTCGCGACGCTGCTATCCCGGCTCGTCTTCAACGGCATCCTGTTCATACCGAGCGAGGTCACGTTCCCGGTCAACCCGCAGTTCAAGGACGCGCCGGACCCGTTCATCGCGGAGCTGGCGGCCGTCGCGGCGCGCGGCATCAAGGACCCGGGTTCGCCGCTGAGCGCGCTGCCGCTGCCGCTGCGCGTCAAGTCGGACATGATCGAGCACTTCAAGCACCTAGTCATTGCGACCGGCGTCGACCCTAAGATCAACGAACTGCGCGCCGCGGCGATCCAGCGCCTAGCGCAGCAGCTGCCCGCGCCGCCGAGCGCGATGGAGGGCACGCAGGACTCGAACCACTGGAACGCCTGGAAGGACTCCGAGGACAACATCAAGCTGTACTTCGGGCCGACCATGGAGATCCTGTGTGGCGGGCACACGGACATCTACCTGCGACCAATGCTGAAGGCAGCCGGTCACCCCCTGGAGACTCCCGACGGTGGCCGGATCATCTGCTGGTACGACGCCTCGGACCTGATCAACAAGCCGGACAACTCGGAGAACGCGCGCGACGCGCGCGAAAAGATCGTCATCTCGGACGAGTCGTACCTGCGTCAGCTCGGCATGGACGACGACGACCTGTCGACGGACGAGGAACGCCGCAAGCAGATCCTAACGACGCTCGCGATCCAGGGACTTCCTCTTCCCGACTCGTACTACCTGCTGTACCCCGACGACAAGCCGGATCCGGGCGTCGACCAGCTCGGCAACCCGATCCCGCAACCCGGACTGGCGGCCGGTGGACCGTCGCCTAACGCTGGCCCGTCGGGCGGATCCGCCAACGGTCGACCGGCCGCCGACCAGTCAACCGTCAAGACGCGCGCGCCGAAGGCTGTACCTACCCCGAGCGGCCCACGGGGAGGTTAGTATGACGAGGTTTGCCGGTTGGTCCGAGCGTGAGCTACTCCGGCGTGAGCGGGTGTTTGACGGCCTGCTCAACAAGGCGACGCGGTCCGTCGGGCGCGTCGTCGCTGCCAACATGCGCGCCGCGCTGACAGCGGCCGGATTTGATCCGACTGAATTACGCGACGAACATGGTCGTTGGACTAAGTCATTTCGATCGACGTTAAAGCAGCTCGACGCTAGTCGACTATTTGATCCACTCTATTTCGAAGATGGAGTCGTCTCGGGGCAAGATCTGAATGATAACTTTAACCTCACACATACGACTAAGGAGGGGGACAAACTTCGAACGGAGGGTCTTCAGGGTAAAAAGGGTAGTCATCATGGACAGCTTCTCGGACGTGGAATCTACATCGCGGTTGACGATGAAACGCGTAGTTTGTACGAGAGAGAAGATACCGAAAATCTTCACGTGAGAATAGATCCTGATGCTGAATTTCTCGCGGTACGTAGTGGAATATCAGCCTATGGTGTCCTTATGGATGCTGCTAAGTTGTTGCCTGGTGGTAAGTCTCGCTGGCAAGCAGTGACAAAAAAATTTGAGGATCAAGGTGTTAAGGATCCTGATGTCGTAGCTCTACGTCAGCTCGCACGACATTACGGATACGCAGGAATCGTCGCACGTGACCCCGTCACACCCGGTACAGCCGGATATCGTGCTGGTGGAAATCAGGTTGTCGTTTGGAATGATGACGATGTATCAATACTGACGGCGGCTGCCGAACATGAACCCAATTATCTGCCTAGTGGCTGGCAGCCCGCGGGTGGGGAGGTCGCGGCCGCGTGGGCGTACCACGTCGACCACGAGCTGATGCCGTACCTCGAGGACGCGTTCCTCGACTCGGCGGCCGACGTCCACGGCGCCGCCGAGCTCGCGGCTGGGGTATCGATCACCAAGGTCACCGACGAGCTCGCGGGCGACTACCTTGCGGCGGCGCGCAATCGACTGGTCGGCGTCGGCGACCTGGTCTGGAACGCGATCCGCGTCGAGCTGTCCAGCGGCTACGCCGCCGGCGACGGCGTCGAGCAGCTCGCGACGCGCGTACGTAAGATCGTCGACGTTACCGAGCCGCGCGCGCGGACGATCGCGCGGACGGAGCTGATCTCGGCCGTCAACGCGTCGAACCTACTGCAGGTTAAGATCGCCGGGTTCACCGACGCCGAGTGCTCTAAGTGTTGGCTGGCGACCGACGACGAACGTACGCGGATCGCGCACCACCAAGCCGATGGGCAGTGCGTTGGACTGTGGCAGCCGTTCATCGTCGGCGGCGAAGGCCTGCAGTTTCCCGGGGATCCGTCCGGGCGGCCCGATAACGTCATCAACTGCCGGTGCAGCCTCGGGTACGAGTTCCACGACGACGATCCGCTAACCGCCGCGGAAGATTTCGGGCTCGACTGGGATCCGACCGAGCACCCGCGCAACCCGGCGGACGGACGGTTCGTCGACGTCGTCGGCACCGTCGAAAGGTTCATCGACGCCGACGAAGCCACCCGGATGCACGTCGCGATGACGAAGGGTAAGCCCTGGACGAAGGCGCAGGACAAGGCCCTAGAGGGCTACGTCTCGCGTACGTTCACGCCGGTTAACGGGGTGCTGCGCGGCGAGCAGGAATCCGACGAACGAACCAACCAGGACATCGCGAACATCCACGCCGCGATGCGGCCGACCACGCAGCCGATCCGGGTATCGCGACGCGTGCAGTCGACGGCGTTCGGAATTCCACCGGGCGTCGGGGCCGACCGCGACTACAGCGGCGACCTGCAGCACCTGGTCGGGCGAACGCTGCGCGAGCCGGGATTCCTGTCTACGTCGACCAACGAACGGTGGAGTAAGCCGACGCTGGTGGCGGGGCGCATGATCGTTATCGAGTTGGACGTACCGGCGGGAACGCCCGCGGCGTTTCTCGGCGCGCCCGGCGGACCCGGCATGTCACACGAGAGCGAGCTGCTGATCGACCACGGCACGAAGTTCGTCGTCACCAAGGTGTTCAAGGAACCCAACGGCCCGACGCGCGTCTATGGCCGCGTCGTTACCGACGCGCTCGTTGCCAAGTACGATCCGAAGGAACTCCGCGACGACCACGGCCGCTGGACGGATACGCCCGGGTCGGGTACCGCCTACAAGATGTTCGACTACCTGGCGGACCAGCGTGACCGGAACGACTTCGAGCGCGAGATGGACGACAACGGCCCCGCGCCGACGACGGAGCAGTTCAGCGAGCTGGAGCTCTACGCCGACAGCGGCTACGACGACGTCAACACGGCGCTCCGCCGAAAGCGAACGCACGGCGAAGATCCGAGTGACGACGTACTCAACAGCATCACGCTCCTCAGGGACGCCATGCGCCCGACGCCGCGCGACGTCCAGGTACGCCGCCACGTCGAACCGGACGCGTTCGGCATTAAGACTAACCACCAGGTCCTACTGAGCAAGCATCACGACTGGTCGAGCGAACTTAAGCACCTCGTGGGAAGGACGCTCGAGGAACCAGGATTCATGTCTACGTCGGTAGATCCCAACTGGTCGAGCCACGCGACATACGGAATCATGATCGAGGTCAACGTGCCCGAGGGTACGCCGGCGTACTACATGGGAGGCATGGACGGTCCGGGCCTCGAAGGTGAGTTTGAGCTTCTCCTCAACGCGGGAACTCGGTTTAAGGTTTTGGACGTGATACACGAGTCGGGACGGATCACGACGGTGCGCGCGGAGGTGGTTTCGTGAGCGCGCTCAGCGACGGTAAGAACGCGCTGTTCGTCCTCGTCGACGAGGACGAGCCGCTGGCGGCCGCGCTGTCACACAAGCAGGTCAAGGCGATGGATATCGCTGCTCAGGCGCTTAAGAACCTACCCGGACCTGGTGGCTGGGACCCGAAGCTCCATCCGCGGAACCCGAACACCGGGGAGTTCATCGACAAGGGTGTGTCGATCGTTAAAGCTTCTGACATTGTGGTTGAAAACTATAAGTGGGCTTACCACAACGGATTACCTGTCGCTGAAATCATGATGTATAGTGACGGTAATTCTGACATAGTTGATGCCTTAAATCCTACGTCGATTATCGGAAAGAACGTTCCAAAGCCGCAACTCCACAAAACAATTGCGGATTATCTCAACAGTAAAACGCAAGTAACTGATCTATCGCCGACGGCGACGCCCACGTCGATCGTTAAGATCTCGAAGGACGACATCGGGCACATTATTGCGCTGGATCCGTCGGCGTTCAACGACTGGTTCATCAAGATAGGTCCACACACTAAGGAAAGTTGGGCCGCGCAGGCACCGGGTACGCAGAAGATACTCAAAAACCTCGCGGCTAAGTACGCCGCCGCGGGGCAGGGCGCCGACGCGTTCGACGTCATTCAAGGCCTCGAACACGCGGCAACTCACGGCAAGCTCACCGGTATTAAGTGGGATGCTCCGCTCAAGCTGGACGAGCTCGGCCAGAACGATTTATTCGACTGGTTTCACGACAACTTCGTTTCGGGCGACGACAACCACAACAAGCAGGCCTGGAGTGAGCTGTCGCCGAAACAAAAGGGTGAGGTCGTCGCGGAGGTCGCGAAGCTCCTAAGCTCACCTCATACCAGCGACGTATATGTTAAAAACCTCGCGAAGCACATCAACCAGCTCGAGGGCACCCCCGTCCTCAAGGTCGATACGCCGTCGGCGTACGTGCCGCAGCCGGCGCAGCCGATGGGCGTCGGACCGGTGTCCGTGGTCGGCGTGCCGCTGAAGATTAACACGCCGTTCGTCTACAAGACCACGTTTATGAACAACACGATCATCGCCGAGAAGCTGAAGCACGATCCGCCGCTGCGGATAATCTTTAAGAACAATAAGTTTCACATCCAGTCACAGGACGCCAGTGGCACGTGGGCAACGCCGAGCGTGGGGCTGACGCAAAAACTCGGGATCGCCGGTCCGTACGGTAAGCCGCTCGGCAAGGGCGAGCTCTATAAGGCGTTTAAGAACGACGTCGGCTGGACGTCGCCCCTCAACACGCAGGCGCACCTTAAGGCTCCGAGCGCAGCTCCTCCGCTGTCCGCCGAGACGCAGGCCGTGATCGAAGAGATCAAGATGATGTCTGGACCGGAGTTCGTCGGATTCATGGACGACAACTACGACGAGATACTCGCTATGTGGAATACCGCACCCGACGAGGAGAAGAAGGTACTCAAGGACAAGGCGACCAACCTCATAACTTACCCGAAGGCGAATGGGTTCATCTCGCCGAGCGACAAATCGTACCTGAAGCCGTACCAGCAGCTCCAGGAGATCGAAAAGCAGGTCAGCAACATGCTGAAGTCGACGACACCTCCCAAGGGGGCTGTCTATGGCACGTCGACATTCGCGGTGCCGGGTAACCTGAACACGTACAGTAACGTCAACATCAACCAGTTCTACGACAGCATCACGCAGGCCGACTGGGACTCGTTTGACAAGCCGACCAAGACCTACCTGCAGAAGATCGCGGATCAGTTTGAGCACGACGGTAACGACGAACCAGGCGCCGCGCTAATCGCCCTAAAGAACAACGAGGGACCCGGTTCGCCTTGGGCGAGCATGCCGACGCTGTCGCAGATGTCGCCGGAGATCTCGAAGATGGATTCGCTGCAGTTTAAGGAGTGGCTGGACAACCAGACCGCGCAGACGCTGAGCGAGCTCAACCACAAGGAGCAGGTTCACCTGTTCGACGTCGCGGCGAACCACACCCTGACGAACTACCTACACGACGTGATCAGCTCGACGGCGTCGACTTTGACAGATCCACAGTTGTCGCCGCAGGCGAACCCGAACGTGCCGAGTACGCCAAACGTGCAGACGACGCCCGGCGTTCCGGGCAACCCGATCCTGCAGTCGATCCACGAAAACGCGCACGTCAACGTCAAGCCCATCGGACAGATCGGTACGCCGATACCCGACGACCAGGTCGGGGCGTACGCGTCGATAACGCCGCTCGCGGCGCAGCACATGCAGACCGAGATGCTTAAGCAGTCCGGTAAGAACGACTGGACGGTCGCGGAGATCAACTCTGTCGCGAAGTACACGACGTCCGAGGGCTACCAGTCGATGAACGCCGTGCTGCGCAACGATCAGGTGCGCATGAAGAAGTTCTCGCAGCAGGCTCTTAAGTCCGCGGGCACGAACGCGCGCAACCTTCAGAACGCCATGACGCCGACGACGACGAGCCTGCAGCTGTTCCGAGGAACGGGCGCGCACGCGTTCGGCTTCGATTCGGACCACGCGCCGAGCCTCGACGCGCTGAAGGCGCTCGAGGGGAAGCTGATCACCGACCGCGGATTTACGTCGACGTCGATCGTCGATAAGACCGGCGTCGGCTGGGACTACACCAAGAAGCCGATCCGTATCGAGATCAAGGTGCCGAAGGGCGCGCCCGCGCTGTACGTCTCGTCCGCGACCCCGGGCTACAAGACCGAGGAGGAACTGATCCTCGGCGCGGGTACGACGTTCCGGATCGACGAGGTTCGCGCCGCTACCGCGGCCGAGAAGGCGAAGCACGGCGGCGCGCTGGAGCACGTCGTCTCGGTAACCGTCGTCCCGCGCGCGAACCACCCCGGGCCGAAGAAGTTTCCGTCGTCCGTCGCGTCGCCGCTGTCGGCCGTCGACGCCGCGCAGGTGCCGCAGTCGCTTAAGCCGAACCCCAGCACGACGGCGACGCCGGGCGCGAAGCCGAAGGTTGGCGGAACGCCGTTCAAGTTCAACACGTCGACCGTCTACAAGGTCGCGTACACGCCCGGCCAGACCGTCGCCGAACGACCGGGGCCCGACGGCGACATTAAGATGGTGTGGAACGTCAAGGGAAAGACGGGTAAGTTCCAGCTCTGGAAGAACGATCTGAACCTCAACAAGTGGCTGCTCGTCAAGGAGTACGGCAAGGGCGACGCGTACACGGCGTTTAAGAACGACTCGGGCTGGTTCGAGCCCGGATCCGTTGGGCAGCCGGACCTGGCGCAGCCGCTCGGCCTAACCGTGTCGCCGAAGAAGATCAGTAAGTATGACGCGAACGCCATCAAGGCCGAGCACGGCGACACGTACCTGTTTGGGTACGACGAAAAGGAGAGCCTCTACCAGCACTTTAAGAAGAACACCAGCCTTGGCTTCATAATGCTGAATACGCAGCCGCCGACCGTCTTTAAGGCCCTCGCCCTGGCCGTCGCCAAGTGGAACAAGGACCACCCGGCGGACCACATGAACATGCTGCAGGGCATTAAGATCATCGACGAGTTCGGTCACATACACGCGCCTGCCGGAACGCCTAAGCAGACGTTGTGGGAAACCAAGGTCGTCGACTGGCTGACGACCGCGTCCGGTAAGAAGAACGCCGCCGGGTTCATCAACTGGGCTGAGGACTACGTCAACGCGCCGACGTCGACGACCTCGTCCGGTGCGGTCGTACATCTTAAGCTGCCGATCGAGATCGGTACGCCGGACGCGAGCGAAACGAACTTCCCCGCCATCAAGTCGGCCGAGGCGACGGCCATGCATAAGAAGGCGATGACCAAGCACGGCGTGTGGAACAAGACGCAGACCGACGTGATCTACGACTACACCGGATCGGGATCCGGATACATCAACGGCGCGCTTCGCAGCGGCAACACGAACGGCAGCGGCTACCAATCCGCCATCAAGATGCAGTCCGCGATGTACCCGGCCGAAAAGAGCTTCCAGGTGTTCCGCAACACGGAGAGCGTCGGCGCCGCGTTCAACGGATACACGCTTGCGGACTGGCAAAAGATGGTCGGACAGACGCTTCTCGAACCTGGGTTCTCGTCGACCGCGGTCGGTAAGTCGGTGTTCTCGGGAAGAAAGTTCCACCTCGAGATCGAGGTTCCGAAGGGCACGCCGGGGGCGTACGTCAAGTCCGCGTCGGCCAACGCATACGAAAACGAGTACATAATCGCGGCGGGTACGAAGTTTCGCGTCCTGAGCGTCGCTAACAAACCCGGCATCGGCAGCACCTACGGCTTTAACATACGACTGAGGGTGGTGTCTTAGTGGGCGCTTTAACCGAGGATACACCCTTCGAGTTCGAGGTGGTACCGGACCAGGGATACACGACGGACGAGGCTTATGCGTTGCTCGCGGGCCTCGGCCCAAACACGTCCGAGCTGCCAGCGCCGCAGACGGCCGCCGGGTTCAATCCGCGTCAGCTGCGCGACTGGCACGGCCGCTGGGAAAAGCTTAAGCAGTCGTTCAAGCCCGCCAGCAGCGGCGACAAGTTTAACTTCATCGAACACCTCGGGCGCGTAGAACGCGCGGTATCCGAATCGCACAAGGCGCTGTCGACCGAGAACACGCACACGTACAAGGGAGCGTGGCTGCCGGAGCGCGACAAGCTGCACCGTCAGATCGTCGACGACCTCTACAAGCAGGCCGCGAACGTCCCGAACCAGGGACGCGCGATCATGCTCGGCGGACCGGCCGGAGCGGGAAAGAGCACCGTGCTCGAGGGTAAGCTGCGCGTCAAGCCGGGTAGCTTTCTGGTCATCAACCCGGACGACATCAAGGAGGAGCTGGCGCGCCGCAACCTGGTGCCCGAGATTCCCGGGTACGACGACCTATCGCCGATGGACCGGACGACGCTGGTTCACCGCGAATCGGTTCGGATCGCGGACATGCTGGCGGATCGCGCGTACCGCGACCGAAAGAACCTGATCTGGGACACGACGATGACGCGTTCGGACCTGGCGTTGTACCGCATCAAGCGGATGCGCCAGAGCGGCTACGACGACATTCGAGGAGTCTTCGTCAACGCCGACGACCACGTCGCGATCCAGCGCGTTCGCGCGCGCTACATGCGGGGCGCGCACGACTACAGCCAGGGGAAGGGCCTCGGAGGTCGGTTCGTACCGCAGGCCATCCAGGACCAGATGTCGACGGGCGAGACGCGCGCGTCGTTCAAGTACGTCCGTAGGTACTTCGACGACTGGAAGATGTACGACAACTCGGGAAGTTCACCGCGACTGCACTCGGAGAAGAACTAGTGGCAACGGTACGACAGCTTCTCGACGGATACGCCGCGCGTCGGGTAACTCTCGACCAGCTCGCGGCGAACTTTCGCGCGCGTCGCTGGCCGACGACGGTCGTCGACGAGTGGGCCGTCGAGGATCCGCCGCCGAGTGACGATTCCTTCGACGTCGTCGCGGCGGATTCACGACTAACGGCCGCGGAGTACGCGCGCCTGCAGGCTGCCTACCGAACCGCGGTTTCGTCGACATAGTGATAACGTAAATCACCAGCACCGGGAGGTGATTTAATGCCCTGGGAAGTTCGCCCGCGCGACGGTAAGTTCTGCGTCGTGAAGATCGCCGACGGCAGCGTCGTCGCGTGCCACGCGACGTCGGATAAGGCGAACGCGCAGGTGCGCGCGCTGTACGCGTCCGAGGCGGACGCGGCGCTGGACGCGCTGGCGATGTTTACCCGAGAATCCGACGTGAACATCCCCGTCGGCGGCGGGCACAACCTGCGCGACTACTGGGTCCGCGGCGAGGGCGCCGCCAAGATCCGCTGGAATACCGAGGGCGACGGCACGCGCTGCATCAAGCACCTGCGAAAGTACGTTCGCGACCCAGGTGGACTGTGTCAGGAGTATCACCGCATGGCGACCGGTAAGAGCATGCATCCCCACCCCGGACGGCTGACGGAGGCCGAGGAGATGGAAGAGTTTCACGGCCACCACGACGAACGCGCGCACGGCAACTGGGCGCACCCCGGAAAGTTTTTGGAGGGGGGAAAGAGCGTCGCGGACAAGGCAAAGAGCGTCGTGCAGGACGTCGCCGACGCCGACAAGGCCGCCGTGAGCCACCACGCGCGTGGGCTTCACGCGCTGGTCGACAAGCACGGTAACTCGGCGTCGACGCGCCTGAAGCTGCGCAGCCGACTAAGCAACCTCGAAAACCACGAGCTCGGACAGCTCGCCAAGCACATGAAGCTCGGCCTGGTTGGTCGCGTTACCGACGCTAGCCGCGAGGAAACCATTAACGGCATCGTAAGACACGTTACGAAGAACAAGTCACGGTCGCCGAGCATGGGTGGTGAAATGAACGAATTCGCGGACGCACCGGCCGAGCCCTACGGCGACGTCACGTACGCCGATCCGGGGTACCGCGGCCGTAAGCGCTATCCGATCGATACGCCGAGGCACGTTCGCGCGGCGTGGGCGTACATCAACATGCCAAAGAACGCGGCCAAGTACTCGGCCGACCAGCTTAGGTCGATCAAGGCGAAGATCCAAAAGGCGATGTCCGGAATCGGCGCCGAGGTCGCCGCGGACGATGAGCTGGTTACCGCGGCCGGCTGTCCGCCGGGGCACCACAAGATGCCCGACGGCAGCTGCATGGCCGACGAGGACATGCGCGACTACGCCGCGCACGTCGACGACGAGGGCGACGACGCGACGCCCGACGAACCGTGGGAGGGCCCCCTGGTCGTCGAGGACGTCGAATCCGGCGACGGCCGCATGTTCTCGGCCGGGTCGCTCGACTGGGCCGACCTGCCGCAGCCGCTGATGTACCAGCCCGCTAACGTCGGCGGACACAACGGCTCGATCATGGTCGGCGAGATCCAGCACATGCGCCGCAAGGGCGACGTCATTCACGGTCGCGGTCGAATCTTCGGTCACATCGTCGACGGGGAGCACGGGGACGACGTCCTGCAGATGGTCCGGACCGGCGGCGTCTCCGTCGACGTCGACAGCGTCAAGAACGCCGACGTCGAGATGATCTACGCGGCCGACGACAAGGAGGGTCTATTCTCGAAGCCCGAGATGACCGTCTACCACCGAGGTCGCATCCGCGGCGCGACGCTGGTCGCGTTCCCCGCGTTCGCCGACATGAAGCTCCAGCTTCTTAATGATCAACTAACGGCGTCCGGCGACGGAGGCTGCGACTGCGAGGACCGCTACGTCGAGCCGATCGTCGCGGCCGCGCACGCGATCACGATCCCGGATCTTCCGCCGCGCGGGTGGTTCGACGAGCCGACGGACGTCGAGCTGTCCGGCGCGCTGACGATCACCGACGAGGGCCGCGTCTACGGGATCCTGGCGCCCGGGGGAACGCGCCACCGCAACCACGACGTCACCGTTCCGTTCCACAACGTCGACTACACCCGGTTCCACAAGGGCGAGACGATCGTCGACGGCGGAGGTCGCGTCGTCACGGGCGTCATCACCGCCGACTGTGGGCACGCCCCGACGCAGAACTACGGCACGCTGCAGGCGCGCATGGACCACTACGACAACTCGTGCTCGGTGCTGGCCAACGTCCGCGTCGGCGAATCGGCGAAGGGATACGTCTGGGTCGCGGGCGCGCTCAACCTGGGGGCGCAGCCTCACCAGGTGGCGCAGGCGCTCGGCTGCGCGCTGTCGGGTGACTGGCAGGGACACCCGGATCGTCCGGGCGTACGCGAGTTTATCGCGGCTCACCTCGTCCCGGTGCCGGGATTCCCGCTAGCGCGTACCAAGGCGTCGGTAACGTTCGAGGACGGCGTCGTTACAGCGTCGTGGCTTCCTGTTCGTCACGAACCAACGCGTGAGCTCGCCGCGATCAACGACGCCAAGGCCGAGCTCGCGCGTCGGTTCGGCGTCGATCCGGCGAGCCGAAAGTCCAGGATCTACGCCAAGTCGAGGAAGGTGAAGGCAGCGTGTGCGCTTGCGGACATAGCCGCACTGAGGTTGTAACTACGGTACAGGCGGAGCAGCAGTTTGCCGAACAGCAGGCGTACGCGCAGCTGATGCAGCAGACCGTCGCCGACGCCGAACAGTACCTACGCTCGGCCGCGCAGGCCGCGCGCAACGCCAACTCGGAGTAACCGCAACACGGTGTCGTTTGCACTACGGTGTTGTGGTCGGTAGTATCTCGAACCAGACGGGCCAGGTCGACAGCTTTACGTTTCCACGAGAGGGTTTGACCGGTGCCCGAGCACGAGCAGAACCTGAGCCTCCCCGAGGACATCACCGGCCTCGGCGTGGAGGAACTGAATCAATTCATCGCCGCTGCGAGCGCTCGGATGTCCGAACTGGCAAACAGCGGTACCGTCGAGCTCGCGGCCGCTACGGCTGAGGCTGACGAGATGGACGCCCTGGCCGGCGAGATCGAACGCGTCGCGCTCGAGAAGGCCCGCCGCAAGCAGGTCGTCGCCGCGAACCGCGCGAAGAAGGCCGCGGCACAGGCGCGTATCGAGGCGTCGGACGAGGACGACGAGCCGGACGGCGAACCTGACGACGAACCGGACGGCGAACCCGACGCCGAGCTCGCGGACGACGAACCCGTCACCGCGTCGAAGCGGCCGAAGGGCGGCGCTAAGACCAAGCCGCGCAGCGAGAACGCCAACTTCCGCAACCCGTCGCTCGCCGACGCGCAGCGCCAGGCGCCGACGGTTCCGACGCGCGCGCCGGAGCCGGTGCTGACGGCGTCGGCCGACATCCCGAACTTCAACCTCGGGCAGAAGCTCGACGGCATGGACGGCCTCGTCGCCGCGATGCAGGCCCGCGCCCGGACGCTTCCGATCACCAACCGAGGTGACGACGCGCCGCGCGTACCGATCGCGTCAATGGTGCGCGAATTTACGTTTAACCTCGACCCGAACGCGACGCCCGCGCAGATCAACGAGGTTCTAACGGCCGCCGCGGACCCGGGCATCCTGACCGCCGCGGGCGGCTGGTGCTCGCCGAGCGAGATCCGATACGACTTCTTCAACATCGTCGCCTCCGACGGCGCGATCGACCTTCCGACGGTCGGCATCAACCGCGGCGGCGTCCGCTGGCCGACCAGCCCGTCGTTCGCCGACGTCGTCCTCGGCAACGCGCTGTGGGTCTGGTCCGAGACGCAGGACATCGCGGCCGTCACGGGTACCGCGCAGTCCGGCACGAAGACCTGCGGTCGGGTTCCCTGCCCGTCGTTCAACGAGGCGCGCCTCGGCTGCGACGGCGTCTGTCTAACGGTCGGCAACCTGACCGAGGACGCCTACCCCGAACTGATCGCCAACCACACCAAGTTGCTGTTCGCAGCGCACGCGCACAAGATGAACCGCAAGTACATCGACGCGGTTCGTACACTGAGCGCGGGCTTCACGGTCACCAACGGTACCGCGGGCGCGGGCGTCGTCGCCAACGTCCTCGGCGCGATCGAACTGCAGGCGCGCGACTACCGCGAGCGCTACGCGATGGCCGAGGGTTCGACGCTCGAGGTTATCGCCCCGCGCTGGCTGCGCGGCCCGATGCGCTCCGACCTGCGTCGGCGCATGGGTGCCACGACGGACACGCTGGCCGCGACCGACGCGATGTTGATGGGGCTGTTCGACGCGGCCAACGTCCGCATCCAGTGGGTCAACGACTACCAGGTTCGGACCGTGGGCTTCCCGGGCGTTCCCGGAACGCTGCCGACGGCCTGGCCGCTGACCGTCGAGTTCATGATGTACGCACCGGGCACCGTCGTCAAGGGCAACGGCCTGCGGCTCGACCTGGGCATCATCCGTGACTCGGTGCTCAACGCGACCAACGACCACACGGCCGAGTGGATGGAAGAGTGCTGGCTAATCTTCCAGCCCGGCCACGAGGTTCGTCGTATCACGGTTAACATCTGCCCCGACGGTACGACCGGCGCCGCGGACCTGACCGAGTGCGGCGTCTAACCGCGTCCCGCCCGACTAGGACGACGCCGACAGAGAGGAGGGTGGCGACGTGGTAAGCATGCGGGATACGACGTCGCCGCCCGCCTTCCAGCCGCTGCAGACGCGGCTACAGGACGCCGTCGACGGGCCGTACCCGTTTACCGCGCACACGAAGCTCGGCGCGCAGTATCTGCCCGACGCCTGCGTGTTTCCGCTGCAGACGTCCGCGGCCTGCGTCACCGGCGTCGGCGCCACCAAGATCGCGCAGTCCGGGGTAAACTGGCGCGCGACGGACCCGTTCATCGTCTACACGTGGCTCGACTGTCCCCTGGTCGGATCCGATCCGGACGAGGTCCGCGAGCGCATTCGCGTGGCACACGAACACGGCGCGCCGACGGTCGTCGAAACGGTCTTCTGGACGGGCGGTGACTTCAACGTCTCGCAACACCTGGCCGAGGACACGCCGATCACCGAGGTTAGCGGCGGTTCGATCGTCACGCTGCAGACCGGCGCTACCACGATCACGGGCACGTACGACGTCGTCGAGGCGGTCGGCGTCCTCGAGGAGACGATGGCCTCGTGCTACGGCGGCACGCCGTTGATCCACGTGCCGCGCGGCGCGACGGCGCACCTGGTAAACAGCCAGATCGTCCGCGAACAGGGTCCGAAGCTGGTCACCGTCGGCAACAAGTCGGTCGTTATTCCGGCGCCGGGATACAAGCGCACCGGACCGGACGGCGCGCAGGCACCCGCGGGACACGCGTGGTTCTACGCAACCGGCGCGGTCAAGATGTGGAAGTCCAGCCTAGAGTTTTACACACGCGACGTCCGCGAGTTTCTTAAGCGCGACACAAACGACGTCGTCCTCGTCGCCGAGCAGCGCTACATGCTCGGCTGGGACTGCTGCCACTACGCGATACTCGTCAAGCTTGGCGGCGTCATCTCCGGCGCCGTTGCATCGCCCTCGTAAGGAGACGACATGGTTGCCCAGTGCGGAGCCGCAGCACAGGGAACGGTGCTGCGTCTCGTCAAGCTCAACACCTGCGGCGCGCCGGTCACCGGTGCCTCGTCGGCCGTCGTCGTCACCGACGGCTACATCAGCGTCCAGTCCGAGGCGCAGTACGAGGACGGCGACGCGATCCGCACCAAGAAGGCGAGCGGCCAGCTCTGCATCAACCGGACGGGACCAAACGCGTACGTCAACTCCAAGCTGACGATCGCGA